AAACCTATCCCTCTACAGACACTTTTGTTATTAAAGGAACAAACTTTTTAGGTAGCAGATCATTTAAAGTGAAAAAAGATGAATGTAAACTTAAATTACAAAAAATCCTTGCAGAAGGAGAATATACAATTGAAGAGCTTGTAAAAGCTTTAGAATTAGATGTATTCCAGAAGAAGGAAAATTCCTTTAAAACAAAAACAAATAAACTTAGCTTTCTCCAAAACAGTCTTACATATTTAAATCAAAGAAGCTTTGAAGGATATATAGATCTTATTAGACAAGGATTTTCTCCTAAAGAAGAACCAGAGATAGTAGGTAGTACAGACATATAAATATTTAATATGAATTTTCAGGAATTAAACAAACAAGTGGAGCTAGGACTGTCAAATAAAAACAGTGGAATTCCTATGGGTTTTAACAGGCTTAATAAATATATTGGTATTAGAAAATCCATATATACATTAGTGGGAGGGCTTACGGGCTCAGGAAAAACATCTTTTATTGATGATGCATTTGTTTTAAATCCATTTGATTGGTTTATTTCTAAAGAAGGCCAAGCTTCAGGAATAAAACTAAAAATATGGTATAGATCTATGGAGCGTAGCAGAGTGTATAAAATGGCTAAATGGGTGTCTAGGAAAATATTTCTTGATCATGGTATAATTATCACTGTTCCTAAACTATTAGGCTGGACAGAGAAAATGAACCACGATGAACATGATCTATTTTTACAATATGAGGATTATGTGGAAAGAATGAATGATGTAATTACAATTATTGATGGTCCAGAGAATCCTGTAGGTATAGCTAAAGAATTAAAAGCTTTTGCTGAAAAGAATGGAGAAATAGTTCAAATAGATCAATATAATAAGAAATACATTCCTAATGATGAAAGTCAGATAGTTATTCCTATTATAGATCATATTGGCCTACTTAAACTCACTAAAGATCAACCTACAAAGAAACAGGCTATTGATAAAATGTCAGATGAGCTGAGATATGCTAGAGATTTCTATGGATATAGTCCTGTTGTTGTTAGTCAGTTCAATAGAGATATTTCCAACCCAATAAGAATGAAAAATGGAGATGTAGAGCCCCAATTAGAAGATTTTGCAGAAAGCTCTTCCACACAAAATGATGCTGATGTTGTTTTAGCTTTATTTGACCCTATGAGATATAAAGTGCCAGATCCTTCTGGATATAGTCTTGAAAAACTAAAAGATGAATTTGGTGCTAAATATTTTAGAAGTCTTAGACTAATAAAGAATTCTTATGGGTCAGATGATGTAAGAATTGGTCTTGCATTTTTGGGTGAAATAGGTGTATTTAAAGAACTTCCTAGAAGAAAAAACATAACAGATGCTGATTATCAAGCTGTTGTAAATAAATCTTATTTTTTAAACCAATAAATAATTATATGTCAGGAGGTAGATTTGATTACATACAAAATCGTTTGCCCGATGTGGCAGAAAGTATTGAAAATGTAATAGAAAGAAATGGAAAAAGAAAGACTAATGATGAATTAAAATTAGAATCTTGGCACTCATTAGATTGGTATGAAAAATACCCAGAGGACTTACATCATTATAAATATCCAGATGAAGTGATAGAAGAATTTAAAAAAGGAGTGGAAATTATTAAAAGAGCTTATGTTTATATCCAAAGGATTGATTGGCTTTTATCTGATGATGATGGAGAAGAGTCTTTTTTAGAAAGATTAAATAAAGAATTAAAAAATTTAAAAAATCAATAATGGACAGTGTATCAATAGAAGTGGAAATACTTCCAGAAATTCCTGTAACATTTACAGGAGAACCAGAATTCCATGATGATAGTTTTACCCATGAATTTGGTACAGAAGTGATTAAATACTGGTGCGTAGATAAGTTTACATGGGACAAAGAAGGCCACACAGAAGAAGAAATAACCAAAATTGAAGAGTGGTTAGGGTTCACTTCTAACAAAGATTGGATTTGTGAAAATTTAACAAATAAAATAAAAAAATGACCAGAGAACTTTATTTAACTTACAGAAATCAAAATAATGCTGCTATCTTATATGAATGGTATAAGGAAAAATTTGATTCTGTAAAACATCGTCCATTTTTATCATTCAATGAATTTTTTATATATCTACCTATGTGGGGAGATATAAACAATATTTATCAAAAAATTACACAAATTTTAGATGAAAAGTTTTCTATTAGAAAACTAATGAATTCAAATGGTGAGATAATAAATTACATATGAGCAAACAAAATGAAATTCAAGAAAAATTTATAACAAAAGGACTTAGTTTTCTAAAAAAGAATAAGAAAGGGTATTTCGATCTTGCTATGAGATTTGGTAAATGTCGCACCACTATTGAAATACTTAAAAATCTTGTTCCTGCTCGTAGTACAATTCTTATAGCTTATCCAGATAATAAGTTAAAAGCCACTTGGCAATCAGAATGTGAAACATGGGGATATAAGAATCCAAACATTTTTTATGTAAATTTTAGTTCTCTAAAGAAACATGCTACACATATATTTGATGTATTTGTTATAGATGAATTACACAGTTGCTCAGAAAATGAGAGAGAATATGCTCATCAAATAATGAATAATTGTGAATATACAATTGGACTTTCGGGCACTATTACAGCAGACACTGCTGAATTATGGGATATGAAGGAAATAGCTTCTTACAGTACAGACGATGGTATAAAAGCTGGTATTCTTGCGGATTACAAAATTACAGTGCATGTAGTGAATTTAGATAATAAAATATATACAAAAGATTCCAAAGGAAAGTCAAAGACAGAGAAACAAAGATATGATGCTTATACATGGGTAATTGAAAAACTAAAAAAAGAAGGAAGAGATTTTATGTTTTTAGCTTTAACAAGAAACAGACTTTCTCAATCCTCTGTAGGAAAATTACATTATGTTCAAGCTTTATTGGAAAAACTAAAAGACAAAAGAGTCTTGGTATTTACAGGACTATCTAAAGCTGCAGATAGTATTGGTATTCCTTCCTATCATACAAAAAGTAAAAATGATGATGCTTTTGTTGCTTTTCAAAATGAAGAGATTAATCATTTAGCTTTAGCTGCTATGGGAAAAGTGGGAGTGACATACCCTCATCTTGATTCTGTTATATTAACAAATTTTGTGTATGCAGCTGAGGAAAATGCTCAGATTTTGAACAGATGTATAAAATTAGATTATCAAGAAAAAGTAGCAGACATGCATGTAATTTGTTTAAATGAACCTGCAGAAATAAAAAAATTAAAAGAAGGGCTTAGTTTATTAGACTCTTCAAAAATTATTTGGCAGTATTAAATATTTTACATATATTTGTGAACAAACTTCTCAAATATGATTGATAATTACGGAAAATACTACTTGTATAGACACATAAGACTTGATAAAAACGAACCTTTTTATATAGGAATTGGTACTAAAAAAGAGTCTAAAGCTAAAATAAAATTTAATAAAAAGTTTCAAAGTATTAAATATATATATGATAGAGCATATTCAAAAATAAGAAAAAGTTCTAAAATTTGGAATTTAATTACAGCAAAAACCGATTATAAAGTAGAAATCTTGTTAGAGTCAGACAGTCTTTCTTTTATAAAAGAAAAAGAAAAGGAATTTATAGCTTTTTATGGGAGAATTGATAAAAATACAGGAATTTTAGCTAATATGACAGATGGTGGAGAAGGAATGACTGGAACTTCTAGAAAATTTACAGAAGAACAAAAAATAAAACATAGAAATCATACTTCTTGTAAAAAAGTAGTAAAATTAGACAGTAACTATGAAATAGTTGAAATTTATCTTAGTTCTAGAGAAGCAAGTAGAAAAAATTTTATTTCTAAAGTATGTGATATTTGTAATGATAAATGTAAATTAAAAAATGGATTTACTTATAGATATTTAAATGACTACATTTTTTATAAAAATAAAGAAAACTTTTATATTAAAGGAAGTAAGTACATAATATATGAAAATAAAGAATGGCACATACATGATTTTTGTAAATATATAGCTAACATAAATAAAACTTCTTATGTTAAAATTTATAATAGATTACAAAAAGGATTATCAATAGATGAATCTATAAAACTAAATACAAAACTTAAACCTTCTAAATATATTTATATAATAGAAAATGTTAAAACTGGGGAAAAAACAAAATTTAAAACAATGATTGAATTGTGTAATGAATTAAAAGAACAGAGACCTACAATATGGTATAGAATAAAAAATAAAACTGTAAAAAATGGGTTTATAATAAAGAAAGAAAGTCTTTCAATGTTGGATGAAAACAAAATAAGTTATATCTTTGGTTAAAACAATTTAAAACAAAATAAAAATGGCAAGCAAATTAATTGGCATAGTGGGCCAAACAGGAACAGGAAAATCAACATCAATTAAACATTTAAATCCAGAAGAAACTTACATTATTAACGTAGCAAAAAAAGAATTACCTTTCAAAGGAAGTGAAAAACTGTATAATACAGAAAAAAAGAATTATAAAGAAGTGGACGATGCTATTGAAATTACACGTTTATTAAGAACAATTTCAGAGAAAGCTACCCACATCAAAAATATTGTGATAGAAGATTCTAATTATATAATGGGTTTTAATATGGTGGCTAAAGCTACAGAAACAGGGTACACTAAATTTAGTGTTATGGCTAAAGATATGGTGGAATTGTTTAGAGAAGCCAGAAAGCTAAGAGATGATATAAAGGTGTTTTATTTCACTCATCCAGAAACAGTGGAAGATGGTGGTGATATTATTGGGTATAAAATTAAGACAGCTGGTAAATTGATTGATAATCAAGTGCTATTAGAAGGACTTCTAACAGTGTGTTTATACACATTAGTAGAAGAAAATAAAGATGGATCAGCCTCTTATTATTTTATAACAAATAGATATAAAAAGTTCCCAGCGAAAAGTCCAGATGGTATGTTTAGTGAATTAAAAATTCCTAACAATTTACAAGAAGTGGTAAACAATGTAGACAACTATTATAAATAAACAATTAAAAACAAAACAAAATGAGTACAATTGGCGGAAAAAAGAGAGAGCAACAAAATTTTGACAGTCCTATTAGAAAGATTGGCCTTGCAGAAATGAAAGTGATAGCTATTAATCCTGATGAGGAAGAGTATAAAGAAGTGTTAAAAATGGAGCTTAAAGAAGGAAGCAAAGCTACAGAATATTTAGGGGAAAGTCAGGATGGTAATAAAACTCTAAGAGTTGATTTTTGGATGGAAGAAGTGAAAAGCAAGGATAAATTTAAGGTGACTTTCTTCTTAGAAAATAAAATGAGATGGAATAAAGACAACACTAAACAACAATATATTAATAATTTAGGGTCTTGTTCTTGGGCTGAAGATGAAAATGAATTACAAGATTGGTTTAAAAAGAGAGAGTATAGGGCAGCTTATATAGGAGAAGAAGATCTTTACAACTTCTTACGCACTTGGTTAGGAAATTTAGACTATAAAGATGCAGAAACCACTTTACAAATTGAGTGGGCTAAGCTTATGAAAGGTAATGTTAAAGACCTTAAAGCACAAATTGATGGAGAATATGCTACAAGTTTCTTAGCTCTATTAACTATCAAAACTGTAGAAAAAGAAGGAGAAACTAAAGAATATCAATCTGTATATAACAGAGCTTTTCTTCCAGCTTATTTATTAAAGCAATTTAGACTTATAGACTATAACAATTCTGATGTTCAACGTAGTTTAAAATCAAAGCTTTCTAAAGAATTAAAACCTGCAGAAAGATTTGTTGTTAATGTTACAGGAGAATATGGTTGTAAAGATTTTTATACATTTAAAGATGCAAAAGAATACAACGCTTCTGAAAATTTAGTAGCATCAAATGATACTATTTCTGAAGATGATAGTGACTATTAATCCCCCTGTTTTTTGATTTAGATAAAAGCCTCAATAGAAATATTGGGGCTTTTTTATTAAGTTTGTAGTATGATACATGGAAGAAAAAAATTAAAATTAACCCCAGAAACAGTGTTATCTAAAATCACTCCATATGATATATTTATGTATTATATGCCTAGTAAGAATTGGAAATTAAATAGTGTCACTTATTCCCCTTTTAGACAAGAAAATCATCCTTCTTTTTTAATAGGAAATAAGAATGGAGATCTTTCTTTTATAGACTTTGCAGATACAGGTAAAAGAGGTGATTGTTTCCAATTTGTGAAGCTTATGTACAATTTGTTTTCTATAGATGAGGTGTTAAAAATGATAGATAAAGATTTTTCTTTGGGAATATCAACAGGAACCTTTTCAGAAGACTATAAGAAAATAACTTCCCAATATAAACAACCAGAAGAATTAGGTAAAAGGTATTCTTTAATACAAGTGATTACTGGAAAGTTTACAAAAGAAGAACTGGCATACTGGAATCAATATCACCAGGATATACAAGATCTTAGAGATAATAACATTTATTCTGTTAAAAAAGTGTATTTAAACAAACAATTGTTCTATTTAGACGATAACCAACTAAGATTTGGTTATTATTATGACGGAAATTGGAAAATATATTCACCTTTTGCAGATAAAAAGAAAAAATGGGTGCCCAATAATGTACCTATTAATACATTAGAAGGAAAAGATAATATCAAAGATTGTGATGTGGCTCTAATTTCTAAGAGTAAAAAAGATCTCATGGTGTTAAAAAAAGTGTTTCCTTGCGTATGCGCTGTTCAAAATGAAGGAATTGCTTGTTTTTCTGAGGAAAATGTACAGTTTTTAAAAGATAACTCTAATAAACAGATTTTGTCTTTTGATAGTGACATTACAGGTGTAACAAACAGTCAACAGATAACAAAATTATTTGATTTTGACTATTGTAATGTTCCTAAGGAATATTTAAAAGAAGGTATTAAAGATTTCGCAGATCTTGGAAAAATACACGGATTAAAAACAATTGAAAATTATTTAAAACAAAAACAATTATTATGAAAAATGAAATGAGAAAATGGGCAATGGATAGAATAAAAGAACACCCACAATACAACCAAGAGATTACAGATTTATGGAATTTATGTATGAGTGAAATTGAAGAAGGAGGATCTGAATCCCACGAATTAGAGTTATTTAGAAACGATGTTGAAGAACTAATAAAACAAAATTAATATGACACAGAAGCAATTAGTAGAAACAATTCAAGAAAATATTGAGTGGTTAAGTACAACAGAAGGAAATGAGGTAGAATGTATAGGAATAGAGAATTTAGAAAGTATTTTAAGTAAGTATTTAGGAAAAAAGGTGCGTATTAGTTTAGACGCAGAAACAATTGTAGAAAAGGAAAGTAGATTTAAACAATTAGAATTATTTTAATATGGAATGGAGTAAATTTTCACATCATTTTCATCCCTCTTGGGAGCATAAAATCAGACCATTTATAGAGAGTGAGGAATGTAACAACATATATAAATTTTTAAAATCTGAGTCACAAAAAGGAAAAAAATTAGCTCCTATTTCTACAGATACATATAAAGTTTTTCAACTAACACCTTTAAATGAGGTGGTAGCTATAGTGCTTGGTATGTGTCCCTACCACACTACTAAAAATAATATGATAGTGGCAGATGGACTTGCTTTAGGATGTTCTAATACAAAAGAATTACAACCTTCTTTGGAGCAATTTTATAATGCCATTGAAAAGGATGTTTATGGAGGAATGTGTTTAGAGGGGTTTAAATCTTTCGATGTTTCCTTTCTATCCAAACAAGGAGTGTTAATGTTAAATGCTGCTTTAACTACAGAAATAGGAAAAGCTGGGGCACATATGGATATTTGGACTCCTTTCACTACATATTTATTTAAAAATATATTTAATTATATGGATGTGCCTATAATAATGTTA